TCTCTCTCTTTATCCAAAGGGAAAGCGATTGAACGGAAAGGGAAAGGTCATGACCGACCGCGAATTGAAACGATTGTCTCGGATGCTGCCGGATCGTATGGGCCTGAAGTGGCAGAGTGGGCTCGACGGATTCTCTCTGTTGAGCTCATGCCTTGGCAGCGGCACGTACTTGATGCGCAGCTCAGCGTTGATGCCAACGGACGATGGCTCAACCCTCTCTCCCTTGTCAGTGTGGCCCGACAGAACGGCAAGACGGTTGCCCTGAAGGCATTGCTGGGTTGGTGGCTGACGAGCTATGCCCTGGAGGCTGGGCCTCAAACCATTCTGAGCACGGCTCATCGGCTGGATCTGGCTACGTCGCTGTTTCAGGATTTGGCACCGACTTTGGAGGAAAAGTTCAACGTCAAAGCCACTTGGGCCTATGGTCGCAACAGCATCAAGGTCGGTGATTCGGTATGGCATGTCAAAGCTGCCAGGCCGTCAGCCGGTCACGGCATGAGCGTCGATCTCATCCTGGCTGATGAAGTATTCGGCATTGACTCCGAGACTCTCGACATTGGCTTGCTACCGACTCAGCGTGCCAGGCCAAATCCGTTGTGCTCCATGTGGAGCACGGCCGGTACCGAGGACAGCGTGGCAATGCTTCGTTGGCGTGAGCAAGGCATCAGAGCCATTGACGAAGGCAAATCCACCGGTATCTATCTGGCTGAATACTCGCCGCCACCTGACGCTGATCCGATGAGCCCTGGAGCGTGGGAATACTCCAATCCGGCACTCGGCCACACGCTCGACATACGCACCATCGAGCAAGAAGCCAAAAGCCCCAACCGGGCAGGCTTTCTGCGTTCTAGCGTGAACTTATGGGTACAAAGCGAACTGTCATGGCTTGCGCCTGGGCGGTGGGAATCGTGTCGTACTACGTTGCCACCATTGCCAGGCGGAGTGCTAGCAGTCGAAGTGGCAGTGGACGACGGCAGGTACGTCGCCGTGCGAGTGAATCAAAATACTGCTGGGATCCTGACTGCGACTGTCGCCTTCATGTGCGAAACCGTAAGCCAGGTATGGGATAACATACGCACTCAGTTGGCCTCCAACCCAAGTGTGCAAGTTGCTATCACGCCGACACTGGACACCAACTGCCCCTCCGATCTGCAACGTCGCAGGGTGCTGGTCGGCTACCAAGAAATTACGCGCTACACATCAATCGTGCGCAACCTGATCAACGAAGGCCGCGTCGCACACACCGGCGAAACGATGCTCGCTGAGCATGTCGGTCGAGCTGTCGCAGTACGCACACCAGGGAGCATTGCGCTATCCAGCACCAAATCATCCGGGCCAATAGAGCTGGCACGCTGCCTGGTGTGGGCTGTTGGCATGATGGGCCGACCACGACCGATGGTGAATCGTCCTGTCGTTGCATCGAGCGCCTAGACTCAACTGCACAATGGCTGGATTCTCTCTCAAGCGCAGCATTCCCAACGACACCAAAGCGCAGATTGGTGCTGCAGCTGCAGGCAACCCACTTGTCGGCAACTTCATCAATTACACCAACGACTACAACCGCGCCCAAGCAATGCAAATCCCGACAATCAGCCGGGCACGCGACCTGATCTGCGGCTTGATTGGCTGCCTACCGATTCGCCAATACTCCAAGCAATGGGTGAACGACGACTACGAGGACATCGACCTACCTGATGACACGTGGTTTCATCAGCCCGACCCGGCGACGACACGCAACTTCATTATGTCCTGGACAGCCGACGACCTGATCTTTCAAGGCCGTGCATTCTGGGTAGTAACCAGCCGATTCGGCAACGGCTTCCCAGCAACCTTCGCCTGGATTCCGGCCTCGGATGTGCAAAGTCTTGACCAAGCTGGGCCAATCTGGTTCGGCCCCAGCAAGCAACTGGTATTCCAAGGATTGAAACTAGATCCAAATGATGTTGTGCAATTCATCAGCCCAATCCAAAGCATTCTCAGCATGGGTGCACGCGCAATCCGCACAAACTTGAACCTCGACTATGCGAGCGAGCGATTTGCACGCACCCAGGTGCCATCGGGCGTGCTTCAACAACGCGAAGGCGAACCGTTGAGTGGCGAGGAACTGAGCGAGTTGGCAGCAGGCTTCGCCAAAGCACGTGAAGGCAACGCGATTGCTGCATTGAATCAGTACGTCGAATGGAAAGAGTCGTACATGGATCCCAGCAAACTGCAGCTCGTTGAAGCCAGGACATATCAGGCACTTGAAATGGCGCGAGTTGCAAACATTCCTCCGTACCTGGTTGGTGCACCGACCGGAGGCGGCATGACATATCAGAACGCACTCCAGGCACGTCAAGATCTGTACCTATTCGGAGCCAAGCCATACATCGACTGCATCGAGCAGACGTTGAGCATGAACAGCGTGACTCCACGAGGCCGATACATCTACCTAGACGTTGAGTACTACCTGGAGGAAGCAAATCAGGTGCCCGAGTCGGACAACGCTGCACCGGCTCGGGCGCTACCCTCTAACGACGAAAGCGAGGCGTAAATGCTCAAGCTGACCGCATCAGACACATTCATCATCGCCCAGGAAGGCGAGTCGCCCAGGACAATCTCGGGCGTGGCCGTCCCCTGGAACGTGGAAGCCACCGTTTCGGACGGTACCCGAGTCAAGTTCACTCGGGGAAGCCTCCCGGTGACCGGCAAAAAGCCCAAACTGCTGAAGTATCACGACGATATGCAGCCAGTTGGGATCGTGACCAGCCGCCTCGACTCCGAGGAAGGGATGCTCTTTACGGCTCGGATCAGCGCCACCTCCGAAGGCAACGACATGCTCGAGCTCATCAAGGATGAGGCCGTGGATGCCGTCAGCGTCGGGGTGAACCCCATCGAGTTCAGTTACGACGACGAAGGCGTGATGGTGATTTCACGCGGCGAGTGGGTAGAGTTATCGCTAGTCACGGCACCTGCGTTCAAGGGTGCTACGATTACAGAGGTTGCAGCGACCGAAGGCAAGTCCAACGAACAGGAGCTCCAACCAATGACCGACAAGATCGCAAGCGCCGCAAGCGTCGCTGAAACACCTGCTGCAACGCCAACCGCAGCTCTCGCATTTGCAGAGCCGCGCCGCGTTCCTGGTCGCCTCCCATCGGCTGCTGAATACGTTTCAGCATTCGTCCGTGGTGGCGATGCCTTCGCTGACCTGAACCGTTTGATTGCGGATCACCAGGCGTACCACAACCCAATCGCAGCTGCCGCAGGCGACGAAGTGACCACGGATGCACCTGGCTTGCTGCCAGTGCCCATCCTCGGCCCGGTCTACAACAACATCAGCTATCTGCGCCCGGTCGTTTCGGCCATCGGTGCACGTTCGATGCCGTCAGCCGGTGCGACGTTCATCCGTCCCGAAATCACCACGCACAGCTCGGTGGCTCAGCAGGCCAACCAGCTTGATGCGTTGAGCTCAACCACGATGGTTGTCTCATCGAACACCGTCACCAAGCTCACCTTCGGTGGCACGGTGCGTGTCGCCGAACAGCTGGGCGACTGGAGCGATCCCGCGTTTGTGAACATCGTTCTGCAAGACCTGGCCAACCAGTACGCAGACCAGACCGACAACTACGCAGCAGACCAACTGCTGTCCGGCGCAACCGCGTTGGGCACATGGAACGGCTCGGCTTCAACGCTGGTCGCTGACATCTACACCGCCGCTCGAACCATTGCCGCCAACACCAACGTGCTGCCGACCCACATGTTTGTGGATCCGCAAACGTGGGCAAAGATCGGTGGCCTGGTGGACAGCGCAGACCGCCCACTGTTCCCATCGGTCGGCCCATTCAACGCAGCAGGCACGCAAAACGCGGCCAGTTGGAACGGCAACCCACTCGGCCTCACGATGGTTGTGGACAAGAACTTCACTGCCAAGAACATCATCATCGGCTGCGCCGCAGGTGCGTTCGCAGGCTTTGAGATCTTCGAGCAGCAAAAGGGTGCAGTTTCAGTTGAGAAGCCGGACATCTTGGCTCGTCAAATCAGCTTCCGTGGCTACTTCGCCACGTTGATGCTGGATGCGACCAAGTTCCAGAAGCTCGACTGGGTCTGAGCTAACTTCGCCTCCTCCAAGCGACTGAGACTGTGGCCACGTACACAATCACCCATAAACAGGTGATCGACAATGTGGCCACAGTTCAAGTCCTGGAACCCATCAACTTTGAGGTCGGCCAGTCGGTAACGATTGGCAGCTTGACTGGTTTCAACGGCACGCACGTCATCACGGCACTGCCCGAATATCTCTTTGTTGGTGTATCCGACATGGGCGATTATCTGTACGACACAGCAGTAATCATTCCCAACCAAATCCAATTCGCATTGGTCACCGATGGCGTGGTACGCCAAGCGGCCTCCGGCACGCTTAGCTACTCGATCACAGCCACCTGGGCTGCCTTGGGTGACCTGGAGGATTACCTGGGTTTCGTATTCACCAACCCCAGCCCCGACCTCGATGTTGCGACAATGGCTTTGGGTGCAGCCAACGCATTCTGCTACCGTCGCCGTCAAGAGGCTGGGTACTGGGATTCCGCGTCCAGTGCGCCCAGCCTCGACTGCAAACTTGCCACCGTCCAATACGCGGCAATCCTCTACCGTGAGCGCGGCAGCACCGAAGCATTCGCCAGCTTTGACCCATTGGCCACAGGCGGCCCGGTAACCGGCAATTACGGCCAAATCCTTCGCCTGCTCGGAGTCGGTAAGCCGCAGGTGGCCTGATGCCCGACCAGCTATTCAAGACCGGCTACGACCAAATCGTCACGACACTCCAAGCCATCACCGGCTTGACCGTGTTCAACGACCCACGCAACATCAACGTGCCATGCGCAATCGTAGAAGCACCAAGCATCACGCTCAACACCAACGTCAATGCAGACATGGAGTTTCGCGTCGTCATCGTCGGCCTGGGCACTGGAGACAATCGCACGCTCGATCAGCTGCTTGATTTGGCTGACCTGGTACGCGAAGCCAAGATTGGGCTAACCTCGGCCCGGCCAACGACCGTCAGTTACGGTGGAGCCGACTACCCGGCCTACGAATTGACAATCCGCACCAAAGTCAGCCCATAGACCTACTAGAATGCCAACAGGCTTGCAGCGAGCCTCCACAGCAAGGAGATTTCGCACATGGCAGTAGCAAGCACACTCACCGGATCAGCCGTATTCAAGGTCGGTGCCAGCTCGGGCACAGAAGTCGATTACACCGACAACTGCACTGCATGTGTCGTGACCAAAATGCGTGAAACGCTCGATGCATCAAGCTTCGGTGTCACGTACCGCTACCGCGTCGGTGGTTTGACGGATGTGACCATGACGGCCACATTGCTGGCCAATGACACCATCGTGAATGCTTTGGCTGCCCTGGTGGGCACCAACGTGTACGCCGAAGGTCGTCGCAGCTCGGCTGCCATCAGCGCCAGCAACGTGAACTATGAACTGACCGGGGCGTACCTGGAGTCAGTCGATGTTGTGAACCAGTCGGTCGGCGAGCTCAGCGAAATTGAAGTCGTTGTGTCTGGCGGCTCCCTTAACGAAGCCACCTCATGAAATTGACGATTGAGGTGTCCTATAGGACACCGGCAGCGGAATCGGTCAAGGACACGATTACTACAACGATTGCCACCGTTGCTGCATGGGAACGCAAGTTCAAGCGTCGCATCAGCGATCTCCAGGGCGGCATCGGTGTGGACGATTTGATGTTCATGGTTTGGCATCAGCTGACCGTTACCAAAAAGGAATCGCGTGAATATGATGCGTGGCTCAACACTGTTGAATCGTTCGACGTGCAAGAGGTCGCGCAGGCAAACCCTACGGAACCGGCAGCATCCGCAGACAGTTAGCGGAGCTGCTGTTCGTGACTGGCTACTGGCCTCCGGATGTGCAGTTCGATCAGGAGGATTTGGCTACCGTTCAGCTGATTGCAAAGAAGGCCAACCGTGACCGCTGAATCATCCATCACGATTGTCGGCCTGAAAGAAACGTTGCGTGAACTGCAAAAGCTTGAGCCGGATACAGCCAAGGAAATCAAAAAAGATTTCAAGAGCATCGTGCAACCAGTAGTCAAAGAAGCTCGAATCAAAGTGCTAGCCATGCCATTGTCCGGTTTCCGATACAACTGGAAAGCCGGACGCATATTCCCTTGGTCACAGCAAGCCGTCAGCAAATCAATCATTGCCAGGTTCAGCAACCGTAAGCGCGGGAACAGTCTGGCCGTGTTCAGCATCACGATGAAATCACCGGCAGGCACCGTGTTCGATATGGCAGGCCGTAAATCAACGAATCGTTTGGCTGCTGCGCTCGATGTGCTTTATGGGCGTGGATCGCGTTTGATGTGGCCGACCTATGAACGCAACGCAGCCGCAGTGAACGACAATTTGGCAGCGTTAGTAGAGAAACTCACTGATGCAGCGAATCGTAGACTGTTGGACTAATGGCCGTAACAATCCCCATCATTACCGAGTTTGCGGACAAAGGCATCAAGTCGGCTATTGCCGAGTTCAAGCAACTTGAGACAACCGGCCAGAAAGCCCAATTCGCACTGAAGAAATCGTTTGTGCCTGCTGTGGCAGTGCTCGGTGGTTTGACTGCGGCAGCCGTACCAGCCGTCCAGGCGGCCAGCGATCTCAATGAAACCATCAGCAAGACCAATGTGATCTTTGGTGAAGCCGCCAACGAGGTACAGATATTTGCTGACACGGCAGCAGCTTCCCTAGGGCAGACACGCCAGCAGGCGCTTGACGCGGCAGCCACGTTCGGCACGTTCGGCAAGGCAGCCGGGCTGACCGGGCAAGACCTGGCATCGTTCAGCACTGATTTCACGACCCTGGCATCAGATCTGGCATCGTTCAACAACACCAGTCCAGAGGAGGCCGTACAAGCGTTAGGAGCCGCTCTGCGAGGCGAAAGCGAGCCCCTGCGCCGATTCGGTGTTCTGCTGTCTGCGGACGCTGTAGCAGCGGAGGCGCTCGCTATGGGCTTGGTTACCACGACCATTAACGAGGACAAGCTGAACATTGCCTTGCAGAAGGTTGATATTGCATTCCAAAAAAACCAGGAAACAGTCGCCAAGTTTGGTGAGGATTCGCTAGAGGCACAGCGGACACGGCTGCAGCTCGAGCAGGCCGAGATATCGCTGAACAAAGCTCTGGATGGTACGACCGACAAACTGACGGCACAGCAAAAGACATTGGCCACCCAATCGCTGATTATGAAGGCGACGACTGATGCCCAGGGCGACTTCGAGCGCACCAGCGACGGCCTGGCAAACAGCCAACGCATTCTGACGGCACAGTTCAAGGATCTACAGGCCGAGCTCGGCATGGTGTTGCTGCCCATCGTCGAGAAAGGCGTGAAGCTAATCTCCAGTTTTACTGGCGCACTATCGGCAAATAAAGACGTAGCAATCATCGCCATTGGTGTCATTGGTGGTTTGGCAGCCGCAATCGTCGCAGCCAACATTGGTATGAAGATTTACCAGGCCACCTTGGTTGCCGTACAGGTAGCTCAAAGCCTGCTCAATGTCATCATGAGCGCCAACCCAATCGGCTTGATCATCATTGCTGTCGCTGCATTGGTGGCAGGTTTCGTGCTATTGGAAAAACGATTTGGTGTCGTCAGTACGGCTATGAAGTTTCTGAGCAAAGCCTTTCACGACTATGTGATTGACCCACTGAAGGCCATCCTGGATTTGGTCGGCAAAGTTGCTAGTGCAATCGGCAAGATTGCAAGTATCGGTGGCTCGGTAGGTGGTGCCGTAGGTGGCCTCATCGGCAAAATACCTGGTTTGGCTGATGGCGGCATAGTTACCGGCCCAACATTGGCCGTGGTCGGTGAGGCAGGCCCTGAAGCGGTAATCCCATTGAATCGAATGGGCAGCATGGGCAATGTCACAATTAATGTCAATGCAGCTGTTGCCGACGCACGACTTGGCGATGTAATTGTTGATGCATTGCGACAGTACAACCGGCGGAGCGGCCCGATCAACGTCGCGGTGTCCTAATGGCCTCAACAGTCGTTCAATCAGGTGACTACCTGCTCGAGCTGGACACAGGCTTCCAGGTATCAGCCTTTACGTTGGATGATGCCACACGCGGCGTGCTGGACAACACAACATTTGTGCTTGATGGTTTGACGCAATTTGCCGACATTACGCAATACACCACTGACATCAATTACAAACGCGGTCGCCAAAAGATTGACGACCAGTTTGGTGCAGGTGTAATGGCATTCACGATGACCGATGACACCGGCATTCTCGGGCCATATGACTCAACCAGCCCGTATTACGATCCAGCCAACAATGAGCCTGGGCTGGCACCGATGCGTACCGTGCGCCTATCACGTGATGGCGAATACCTATTCGTGGGCGTAGTCACCGGGTACACCTATGACTTCCAGCTTGCAGGCCCGAACTTGGTCAATGTGCAATGCGCGGATGAGTTTTACAAACTGGCACAAACCCAGCTTGATGAATACAACGTGACAGCTCAAACCAGCGGTGAACGAATTACCAGCGTGCTAGCCCTGCCTGAGGTTGATTACCAAGGCACGACCAGCATCGCCACTGGCACAGTCAATTTGGGCCATGACAGCGCCTACACAGTGCCCCAAGGCACCAACACGCTTGCCTACCTGCAGCAAATCAATCAGGCTGAGCAGGGCCGACTGTTTGTGGCACGTGACGGCACGATCACATTCCAGAACCGCATTGGCAACACGTTGAGCGCACCAGTAATTAGTTTCAAGGATGATGGCACCGGGGCAAAGTATGACGAGGTGGAGGTCGAGTTTGATGCTGACAACGTAATCAACCGGGCGTATGTGCGTGGCTTGGATGGCACAGAAGCCACTGACACCGACGCTGGCAGCATCAGCAAATACTTTACGCAAAGCTTCAGCATCACCAACAGTTTGCTGCATGAGCAAACAGCCATCAACGATCTGGCTGACTACCTGCTCGAGCCGAACCCGGAGCCCAGGTACACCAGCGTTAGTACATCATTTGCTGCATTGACCAGCCTGGAGCGTGATGACGTAGCCACTATCGATATTGGTGACACCATCAGCATCCACAAACAGATACCCGGTCTGGGCAGCGAGATTGCTACCGAGCTTGCGGTTGAGGGCATCCAGGGCATCATCAACGTGGCCAGCGGCCATCGGATCACGTTCTACACCAGCCCAACCACCATTGTCTATGAGCTCATACTGGATGATGCCGTGTACGGACAACTTGATGGCTCCAACGTATTAGGCTGAACTCATGCCATTGACCACGTATTCAGCCGGGCAAGTTCTGACGGCAGCATCACTCAACAGCAATTTGAAGACTGCAGGCGGATCACAAGTCGTTGTTGCCGAAGCCACATTCACGGCAGTATCAAGCGTGACGGTTGATAATTGTTTTACAAGCACATACCGCAACTACCGAATCGTCTGCAACTACACGACAACGGGCGGTGGTGGCGTACGATTCCGTGTCCGTGCATCAGGCAGTTCGACCAGCACCACTACGTATAACCATCAACTGTTCACATCATCAAGCACTACAAATACGGGTGGACGAACAGCAGCAGACACAAGCATGGTACTTGGATTTGGGAGTAGCGGTACTTTCCAATCATCATTTGATGCAGTGATTTACAATCCGCAAATCACAACACCCACCACCATGTTTTCGGTGTGTTGTCAATCGGATGGCGCACTCAATGTGCCGGTTGTGGCTCTGGCATCGGGCAATCAAACTGGTGCGACGGCCTTTGATGGATTTGAGCTAATAAATAGCGGCACGATGACGGGCAATTACACCGTGTACGGATTGGGGATCACGTTATGAAAATAAACGACAATGGCATCAACCGAGAAATGACTGATACGGAAATAGCCGAATATCAAGCATTTTTGGCAACTGAGGAACAAAAACAGATTGTTGCGGACGAAATTGCACAAACAAAATTGTTAGCCGAAGCTTCGGCACGCGCCAAACTCAAGGCACTTGGCCTGACCGACGACGAAATTGCTGCACTGGTGGGCTGACGTGAAATGGCAATACATCCTCGAAGATTGGCTCAAGAGCTTCGTAGCTGGAAGCGTCGCCGTGCTTATCACAAGCGACTACGATCTAACAAACGCCGTCAAAGCCGGGCTCGCAGCAGTGCTGCCAATGATCTACGCCTGGGCAAACACTAAAGACACGCGGTACGGCCGCAAGTGAACAGGCCAGTCAAGCCGGTACGGCTCCCGGCTGATCTAGCAAACGTCAAACCAGGTGAAGTGCCTGCATACTTGCTGCGCTCAATCAGGCCGTATGGTCGGCTGCATTGGCTGGCAGCCCAGGCATATGAGGCAATGCGTAAAGCTGCGCACGCTGATGGCATTAGGCCATTCAAGCCCACCAGCGTCGGTGATACATACCGCGACCTGGCAACCCAGGAGCGAGGATTCCTTGCCCGGTACACGACAGCACCAATTAGCAACAGTAAATCCATCAGGATGTACAAAGGGCAAAAGTATTACCTGAAGCCAGGGCTGGCCCCAATGGCCGTGCCCGGTACTTCTACGCACAACTTAGGCCTCGCTGTGGACATATTTGAGGCTTCGGGCAACCGCCTGAAGTGGATGGAAGCCAACTGCTTGAGCTTTGGATTCTGCTGGGAGTTTACGTCCGGCGCAGAGCCTTGGCATATTCGATATTTCAAGGCAGAATCAATACCGGCCAGAGTGCAGCAATGGCTGGACACTCATGCCGACAGAAATCTACGTAGCCCTAATCAGTGCCGTTGCGATTGTGTCGGCGGCTGTCCTGCCTGCAATCCTGATTGAGCGTGCCCGGCGAGAAAACGCCGACGATCACGCATACGTGCGCAAGATATTGAGTAGGGTGGAACGCAAGATTGACAATCACTTGGAGGATCACGACAATGGGACTACGCGACGAAATACAGCCAAAACTAAACAGGGTGGCTGACCTTGCTAAATGGCTGGATGACCAGCCGAACGGTGAGGAGTGGTACGAGCTGATTTACGATCAGCAGTACAGCAGCCAGGCCATCGCATCATTATTGGCAAAGCATGGCTTTAAGTGTGACTTTAACGTGGTGCACCGATTTAGGGCCAAGCATGTCGCTAAGTGACGAAATCAAAGACCAGCAGACGCTCGAGCAGCTGCGTGAAGCACTAAAGCGAGCACAACAGCAGTACGGCAGATTGAAGGTCAGCCGGGATGAGCTAGTAGAAGCTGTGTACCAGGCGGCCAAGGATGCCAGCCTGGGCACGCCACCAATCAAAGTCACGCCACCCAAGAAAGACACACGCAAAGGCAAACCCGAGGTTGCAATCATTCACTGCACGGATTGGCAGCTCGGCAAGAAAAGCGTGTCATACGGCTCGGAAACGTGCGCACAGCGCATTGACCGATTTATTGACAAAGTGGTGCATATCACCGACATTCAGCGCAAGCACCATCCGGTACGCGAAGCTGTGCTGATGCTGGGTGGTGACATGGTGGAGGGCATGGGCATATTCCCCGGCCAGGCGTACGAGGTGGACAGCCACCTTTATGAGCAGCTGTTTGAGGTGTCCAGGCTGATCTCCAAAACTGTTAGCACTTTGGCTAACAACTTTGAGTCAGTCCGAGTGGTTTGCGAATACGGCAACCACGGCCGCATAGGGCGGTATGGCGAAATGCCGAAGGGTGACAACATTGACCGCATCAGCTATGAGATTGCGCGCAGTCGAGTCGGTCATTTGGTCAAAGATTGGCAAAGCAGTGACGCTTGGTATCAGATTGTGCGCATTGGCAACTACACAGCCCTGCTGGTGCACGGTGACGAAATACGAAGCTTTGGTGGCAATACTCCAGCTTTCGGTATTCTGCGCAAGGTCAATGCGTGGGCCGGTGGAGTGATTGAGGATTTCAATGACTGCTACATGGGCCACTGGCATACACCAATGAGCTTGACCATGAGCAATGGCGGTCGCATATTCGTGACCGGCAGCCCCGAATCGCACAACGAATACGCACGCGAGTTCGTTGCAGCCACCGGCATACCAAGCCAGCGCCTGCACTTTGTGGATCCAGACAAGGGCCGAGTGGCGGCAGAGTACGTGGTATGGCTGGACTAGACAAACCCCTGGTATTGGTCGTGTGGCACGATGCCCACACGCTTGACAACGACCATTGGTATGACGAGTCCGACCTGAAAGACACGCCATGCGTGGTGCACAGCGTCGGGTACCGGATCAGCAAGCCCAATGCCCGGCACCTATGCCTGGCACAGTCGATCACCGATGAGCAGGGCTCGGACAACGTGCTGTTCATACCTGCCCGAATGGTGCGAAAAGTCATCAAACTGCAAATCCCCCACAAGCGCCGAAAGACACGCTAGGTTCATATCAGGGTTCTGGAGGGCCCTAGACATGACACACAACCTGATTACCTACGAAGTCCTGACAGGGCTTTGTGCAGAGACAGCGCAACAATTTCACTTGGTAGTGTTCAGGAACGCTGAAGGCGAGGTCGTAAAGGCCCAGCTGCGTTACCGATTCAACGCTGACGAGGATTGGAGCGAACCATCAAAGCTGACCCATCAGCCACGCATCGACCCCGATCACCCGAGCGTCGCATGAATCCGCTGACCATCATCTTTGCGGCAGCGTGCGCAGTATCCGGCTTTGGCCTGATGCTGGTATCAGATCCTGAAACAGACACAGCAGGGCTGGTGTCCGAGTCCACCGTGTACACGGCTCCCCTTCGCGGCACGGTGGGCTTGGACAGCCCCTCAGACGCATCAGGAAGCGATATAAGGGTGGTTACGACCATGCCCCCATACACAGGCCCAGGCTGCCGAGAATGGGCTGATACGGCGCTTAGGGCAGGCTTTGTGCTGGATGACCTATGGATAGCCCTGCAGGTGGCAGAGCTCGAGTCAGGCTGCCTGCCGGGCGTAGTTGGGGACAATGGTGACAGCTTTGGCCTGATGCAGATTCACACGCCATCGTGGTGCAAACCAACCAAATACTGGCCACGTGGCTATCTGCAAACCCAGGGCATGATCGATGACTGTGCCGAGCTGTTTGACCCACTCACGAACTTGTGGGTGGCCTGGCATATCGCAACACACCACGGATGGGAAAACTGGAGCACCTATGGTCGCGTCGTGGGCTGACATTTTCGTTATGGGAATTGTCGCTGCATACATCGTGGCATCGCTGTGGTATCTTGCACGACCTATGGAGGATGACAATGAGCAGCAGCAACATTGATCCAGGTGACGCGGCCTACCGCGCCTGGCAACTCACCAAAGGTGATCGCATGGCCCAATATGGGCACCCATTCGATGACTACACCCGGGTGCGTCGCATATTCGGCAGCATCACCAACTTCCACCACAACCTCAGCACCCAGGAGGCCATCATGTTTATGGTGTGCGTCAAGCTGGCCCGGCTGATGAAGTCGCTGGAGGAAGGCAAGATGCATGAGGATTCGCTGGTCGATGCGATTGGCTACCTGAACTGTCTGCACATGGCTGATGCACGTGATCAGCTGCTCGATGCCCCATTGCACGTGGTAGGAGATATGGCGATTTATCGTGACGAGCCCACAGAAGCGTAAAGGTCATGCAGCCGAACTGGCTGTGGTCAAGTGGCTGCGTGCCAAAGGCATCAATGCTGACCGCGTGCAGGCTGGCACGCACAAAGACCGAGGCGATATCAACGGCTGGCCAGGCATCGTCATAGAAGTCAAAGACCGCAAAGCACATTCTTGGCATGGCTACTTTGAGCAGCTGCGCAGACAAATCGCCAATGACAAAGCGTGGACAGGCGTGATTATTGCCAAGCGCCCAGGTATCACGGATGTGGGCGAATGGATGGCAGTCATGCCGGTCAAAGAATGGTACGAACTGATGTGCCTATTGGAGGAATTGGGATCATGAGCTTCAACCTTGACAACTACGTTGATGTGCCCACGCGCCTGCGCATGGCGTTGGAAAAGTTTCCTGATTTGCGTGTGCAGGAATCACAGCCCACATTTCGTGAGGTCAATGACAAGCTGTACATCGAGATTCGTTGCACTGTATGGCGTGACAAGGATGACCAACTGCCCTGCATTGCGTACTGTTGGGAGCCATTCCCAGGGCGCACGCCATACACAAAAGATTCAGAGCAGATGAATGCCAGCACCTCGGCCTTGGGTCGAGCATTGGGCATGATGGGCTTCGGCATTGATCACAAGATGGCTAGCAAGCAAGAAGTGTTGGCCAGGCAAGAGCCTGAGAAGCCGCGTGTTGAGATTGCTCGCTACCCGGATGGCGAACCCATTCCCGACCCATTCACAGGCGAACCACAAACGAACGTGGTGCCATTGAAGGCAGGCCCAGGCAAAGCATCGGAGAAGCAAATTGGCATGATTCGAGTGCTGGCAAAGACGCGAGGCTTTACGCCCGGTAGCCAGACAATGCGCGAGATCGGCAATGTGCTGAACCGTGAGGTCGTAAAGTTTGACGAACTAACCAAGCAGGAGGCTTCGGCTGTAATAACAGCTTGGAAAAACTGAAGTACGCCAATCGCATTGGTGCGTTCAGGCCGCGTGACCTGATGTAGGTGCAAATCCTCGGTGACTCATCATCATCAGTTCGCCCGTTAGACAGGCTTGTCAGTCCATGCGAACAGATTCATCGTGTGGCGAGTGTGAACCGTGCTTCAACAACGGTCGGGATGGAGCCCGGGGGCACTCTGCCTAAGTAACCTTGACAACATGAAAATCAAATGCAGCTATGAAACGGTGCTCGAGATTGGTGAC